TAGCCACATCTTCCATCTTGTAATCGACCTGCTGTTCATTTAAGATATCTACAATACGTTTTGCAACTTCTTTTTTGCTTGGAGGTGTAATTGCAAATGTCTGGCATCGTGATTGAATTGGATCGATAATTTTTTCAACATAGTTACACGTTAAAATAAATCTAGTTGTTTTTGAAAACGTTTCCATTAGATTACGCAGCGCTGCCTGACCATTCGGAGTCATATAATCTGCCTCATCTAATATCACAATCTTCCATTGACGGAATCCAACAGTTGATGCAAAATTTTTAATTTTAGTCCTAACCGTTTCAATATTGTTTTCATCTGATGCGTTTACGTACATTACATCGGCATCGACGTTATTTGCAATGATTTTTGCTAAAGTTGTTTTACCAGTACCAGCATTACCATAAAATAATAAATGAGGCACATCACCGCTTTTAAGATATATCTTTACCTTTTCAATGATATGCTCGTTACCGACATATCCATCTAATGTACCAGGTCGAAACTTCTCAACCCATAATGTATTCTCTTGATTACCAAACATATGTTTTATTTACCTGTTGAACCATAACCGCCAGCACCTCTTTCTGATTCTGCCAATTCTCCAATTTCATCTAACTCAATTTGAGGATATGGCAATATTATTAATTGCCCGATTCGATCACCCTCTTGATATCTTTTTAATGATGCAAAAAATGCATCCTTACGAAATTTATATCGAAATGTAATTTCTCCACGATATCCTGAATCAACAACACCAACACAGTTTGCCAATTGCAAATCCGTTTTGGATACCGATGATCTTGGAAATATCAATCCTACATATCCTTTAGGAATTTCTAAAGCTAATCCAGTAAAGTATTCAATGTAATTATTTTCTTTATCGATCTGATATCCAATACACGTAATATCTAAACCGGCATCTCCTTCTTTTGCATATGAAGGTGTTACTGCTTTAGGTGATAACTTTTTGAATTTAACTTTCATGATTATGCAGTTTGTAATTGTACTAAATAATATGTCGACGTATATGATGGCCCGGTGAATACTACTCTTGCTAATCCAGCTGCCGATACTTCCAATGTTCCAGATATGCAATCTTTATTTGCCTGAAGAATTTCTTTGAACAAATTTGATGAAAAACATGTCACTCCCATATCTGCACATGAATCACTATTACATGGCATTGAGAATTTGATACGGTTTGTATTAATTGATGAATAATTAATAATCATATCGACTTGACCATTCTTACATGAAATACCAAAATTTTCTGTATCTGGTAATGCATTTTTTGCTTTAATAAATTTAGCAACAAAATCTTTATCGATATTAATTGTAACACTCATATCTGGAAGTTGCTTTAATTCAGGTACTTGCCGGATAACAGATAAGTCAGCTAACATGAATTTCATATCAACATCCGAATCATCAATATCGATGCTTACTGATTTTGTATCAATAGCATTAACCTTAACATTGATATCTTCACCCAATGCCGATAACATTTTAGTTAATTGGGGTGTTGCATAAACACCTAAATCATTGCTTCCTAAATCTAGACTAGATACAACCGAACCAATAACGTTCTGGTCATCTGTAATAAATTTAGTTTCTACATGGCCGTTTTCGGCCGTCCATTTAACCGATGTAGTTGCTCCTGCAAGATAATATCGATTAATAAAGTTTAATAAGTCTGCTTTTTTCATTTTACTGTCCTAGATCAAAAAATTGTGTTATAACTTGATTATTTACTAAATCCTTAGTTCCGCCACCAAAGCGGTTGTATAATTGAACATTCTTTTCATAGATGTTAATTGCATTGTCTGGGTTCAAAAACATTTCTTCCATTGACATTAACACACTATAAAAATCTGCCGGGATAACTGTTTGAAGCAATTCATTATGACATTTTACAATTTCTTCTACTTGTTTAACTGTTTCATTGTAAACAAATAAATTATTCAATGTCATTTTCATTGTAACATCACCTTTGTAGTTTGAAACCTCACCGAATGTAAATCCTTCACTAACTGGATGACCAAATGGATTAGGAACTAAATCAGTTGGATTATACGGAAGATTTTCTCCTTTTGGAAAATACAAATGAGTAAACACCATTTTATTTAACTGAGGTGAATGCAAATATGTTCCATATACAGGATACTGTCCTGGAGATGATGAATCCGTTGATACCTGTATTCTTCCTCCATGATATTTGTTCAACATCTTCTGAAAGAAACTCAACATAAAGAAATCAGATATCTTTGAAATTCCTAATACGTGTACAAATTGATTACGAGGATTTTCAAATTCTCTATTACGAATCATTGGAGCTAATGCTGCAAAGAACATTGTAATACGTTTTTGAGTACCACCAATACACCAACCATTGAAATCAAAATCCTTAACACGCTTGTACCAATGTTCATATTCATCAACATTGTTACCTTGTATCACATTAAGGAATTTACATTTACCACTTTGATTTTCTGAAAAGTATTTGAAGTTATCATAACTAATATCCAAACATTCATAAAATTTTCCATCGTATTTAGCGCGAGGCGGAATATCTAAATTTACTCCTAGGTCACAATTAGCTTCTAACCAATTGAAAATAGTTTCTTTAAACTTCGGGTCCCATTTGATCGCACCAGTAGCTAACTGGAATCCTCCAGAATCTCCTAACACTAATACGTCATCCTCTAATCCATAACGTTGTCTTGCATCCGCCCATTTGTAATGGTGACCTGCTGTAATAAGGAAATACGGATGTCTCCATCTTTCCGGAAAGTCCTTTGAATAAAATCTACTTGTAAGGCCGGGCTTGACTTCTTTATTATTTTTAAAGTCGCCGGCACAACCACCTGCAGATAACGAAGGATAATAAATTAAATCTTTCATGCGAAATTAAACTCCAATTGTTTGCTATTTACTTTTTCAGTCTCTAATAATGCCTCACATAATTCACTCTCATGCCAAACGCATATCTCATTTGAATAATCATTGGCAATGATATATCCTTCCATACGTCTACCTAAATCAGATTTTTCTACAATGTCATAATGATTACGAGGCGACAATATTGATCTGTTCATAACTAATATTGCATCTCTCCAATCAAATGCTTTATACATTCGATTCTCATCGACAAATTCTGGAAATGATCTGAAATTTGGATATACAATATCAGCACCAAATGCAGTTGCTTCGATGACAGTCCATGACACATAATCTTGTAATGATGTATTGAATTGTATCCTGCAAGTTGCTAATTCTGTATAATATTCTTCTTTTGTAAGTCCTTTCAATAATTTGAATCTTGGCTCCTCTGATGCCAATGTATTCATTGCATCAATAACACCAGGTAACATTGACCGGAACTCTTTTCCAGATGTCGTAACATGCCATTCCCAAGTCGGATTCAATTTCAAAAATTCTTTAGCTACTTTGAGCATAAAAAATGGATTCTTCTCTTTGTCAAATCGCGATGAATATACAACCACATTTTGTTTACAACTAAATCGGTCTGGCGTATACATTGGCAATTTTGCTAATGTAGCTTGTTTATGAATTGGTAATGATACGACATGTATCGGCGATGTAAACCCGGCTGCTCTTAATTGTTCTTTATGAACCGTTGAACCAACAAATATACCTGTCATTCGTTTATCTAAACCTAATTCATAATGACGCATCCAACTGCTCATTGGATATGTGAAATCATATTCATCAACTGATTGTGCATGTAACATAGCATATACTTTAACGTTGATTTTATATAAGTCCAATGCATACCAAATCGCATCTAAACCAGGTGTCCAGTAATCTTGCAGATAAATAATATCACCATCGCGTACCGTACCATCATAAATCATTTGCAAAAACTTTTCACATTGACTAAGACTATACTTACCACGACCGATAGCATCTAATACAGCGCCTACTTTGATTTCTTGGTCCGGATCGAACTCTCCTTCAATTTCAATGAACTCTAAACGATCTTTGTATGGTTCAAAAGTAGCTGGCATCCATTCTTTACATAACTGATATGTATAACGAGCTTTAAGTGGCTCTAGGCCAAAATAAAATAATTTTCTTTTCATTGTTCTATCCTATCAAATTTATAATCATCTGGAGTAATTTCCATAAGGTTGCATTTCATTATCTGATGCACTCTATACCAGCCAGCATCAATTGATAATGTATCAGTCTTTTTAAGTTTAGTAACATTAGGATCGGCGATACGATATATGATATGAGCTCTATTGAATACAGACATCGGAATCTTTTCAAAGGTTTTAGCATTCGCTTCCACTGTTACATACTGTTTAGTTTCTAAAATACTATGAATCTCTTTCCAATTGTTATGCACGCAACACATTTCAATATATTCAGTTGTAAAATAGATATGAGGATATTCTGTATAATTATCTGGTACTGCTCCTCTTACAAATACCGTTTCGATATCAGACAATCTGCCTTCTACCTCTTTACCATACCAATAACTTTTTCCGTACATATTTTTAATTTTGATTTAATATAATAACTATTTTTCAAACGTCCTAATTAAAATGCAAAAAACTTTCCTAAATTATTATTCTCAGGAACCCTACCCCAATTCAATGCACCATAGAAATCATTAAGCTTATTTTCAAACGCTGATTTGAATACTTTATCATAATCAATATGTTGCTTAACAAAATTCATAATAACATCTGGATCTTCAGAACCTTTGATAGCTACTTGTTGCAATCCAAATGAATTCTGTTTAAGATAAGTCCATTTTATTTTTTCACCATCGATGATCTCACGAATATTTTTGATGTTATGATATTGCAACAAATCATTATAACTAACTGCTGACTTAACATGGACCGGCGTTCCTTTCAATGGAGCATCAAATGCTTTACGTCCTCTAAATAAATGTTTCTTTATATCTTTAACACCGATTGGAAACATTACTGAAATGATATCAACCGTCTTCATATACTCTTTGAAGTTGAGTATCTTTTCATCTAATTCTTCTTTTGAAATATCATTTAAGATATCCTCCAACACTTCAGCCATGAACTTACGAAATGCTGCTGGGAAAGATGATCTTACAACATCTAATCCTTTCACATCAAGTTTTGAAATAGTATGACCTTCCTGATTGATCAGCCACTGAGCATACCGTTTCTTTGCAATCCATAAACCAGCTTTGGCTACAAATTCTTGTTTGATATCAAATCTATGAGTTGCAACATTATGAAATCGCTGAGCATAAATATCATAAGCTCTGTTAATGAAATTCTGAACTTCGGATGCAACTTCAATAGTTTTTTCAGCCATCCATTTTTCATCTTTAACATCGAATCCAGGATATCGCTTTTGTATGATTGGAAGCGATGAAAAGAAAGTTGAATCGGTATCTGTATAAATACAATAGTCTTTTTGTTCTCCAAGTTCTTTTGTATAATACTGATTACCTATATCAGCAGTAAATTTAATTAATTGCTGGCCGGTCGATGTAATAGCTGTTGCATTATCTGGATCAAAGAATCGGAAACCTGGATTACCAAGTACACCATAAAATGAATTCAAAAGAATTTTGGTTACTAACTGCATCCTATCATAATATTCTGCTTTAGCTTCATCGCCTTCTTTTTCATATTTTTTACGTAGGTTCTTATAGTCAACGCGTTCATCAAACCATTTATTTAATATCGATGGTAAAAATCCGACAATCTTTGTATCATACACGACTCCATTAGCTGCAATCGAATATTGATTCGATTCTAAATAACTACGTAGTTCTTCACTGTCTTTCCATTCATTCCAGCCATCGCTATATCGAACCTCATGATTCTTTATATATTTCTGACCATCAAAGTTATTTAATTTAGTTACTTTCGTTTCGGGCGAAATTCCAAGTGTCATAATGATACTAGGATATAGCGATGTTAAGTCAAGGTCATATACCCATTTGTAACGGCCCGGATTTGGGGCTTTAACATACGCTCCAAGCAAGTCCAATGGCTCATCAGAATCTCGTTCTTTTCGATTAGGAGCAACCAGATTCAAGCGGTTAAGATATGTAACAGCGGCGCCATCCAAATATCTAGTAGCAAATAAAAAGTCTTCATACGGAACATGACCTTTATGACATATGCCACGAGCCAAATCAATAAGTTTCATTTTTTTATCTAGCTCAACTACCAGGTCGACGTCGTTCATGTTATAATCGATATACGCTTGAATATC